GTGGAAGCCGGTCATCATGGAAGAAATCGCGGCAGTCAAGCCGCCCCTGATCGTGGCTTGCGGGTCTGAAATCGCCCGCGTACTGCTGCCTGATCTGACGGGTCCGGTCGCTGACTCCGTGGGTAAGGTTGTGTATAGTAAAGAACTGGATGCGAACATTCTGGTTGGTCTCACGCCGGGTATGATCTACGTCGATCCGTCGAAGATGGAACTGCTTGTTAAGGCGTTCCAACAGGCCCTAGAATTAATGTGCTAACCAGTAAGCCCCAATCTATAATCAAGGATACAAACAATGTCGATCACAACTATCACCAAATTCTACGATGAGGAACAAGCCTTAAAGGATGTCCGCACGTACAACCCTGACCTGCAAATTGACTTCCTGCGCCAGTCTGGCTTGTTTGCTCACTACGGCAACCTGCTAGCGAAGGCCGAAGCCCAGCACGACAAGCTGTGCCATGCGCTGGAACGCTCAGAAGCCAAACTGTTCAGGGCCACGAAAGCCGAAGCACTCGCAGCCGGTAAGAAAATGACCGACTCCGAAGCCAAGTCAATCGTGGAATCGCATGACCAGATTTACGGTGGTAAACTCCTGATCGTGGAAGCTCGCGAACAGGTGATGCAGTTGAAGGCGATGGTCGAGGCGTTTAAGCAGCGAAAGGATATGTTGATGCAACTCGGTATGACCGCTCGTGAAGAACTCAAGGGTGGGCCGACGCTAATGGCGAATGCCAACAAGGAGAATCGCAATGTTAGGCTAAAGACAGCAAGTGATGCCTATTTCGGATTTGACGACCCAGAGGCGTAATCCGTTTAGGTTTATAGAGTTATTTAAGGCGTTACCTAATTATGAGTTACCGGGTCCATGAAGCCGCGCTGACTGTTGGGGTGCGGTGGAGACCAATCGGTGATACTAAGGTTCCGTACCTAGTATCAACTATCCGATTCCAGTGTGGACAACTGTCTTTGTCCAACCTAATGAATGCAGCAATACCACAAAAACTTAATCAACCGGCCCCCAGAACATCGGGGGCCCAGCTTGAAACCCGCGTCGTAACCACGGTATAATGAACACTCAAGCGTCGGTTAAAAATTTGAGGAGTGACGCCCTCTCCAACCCAAGAAAACAACTGAAAAGGAAATAAAATGTCTCTACTAGACCTAATCAACAAAGAACGCCAGAAGCTCCAGCGTGGTAACAACAATCGCCCCGAGAAGCTCCAGTCCGAGCGCAATCTCGTCCGCATCCTCCCCTGCTGGGACGGTGACCCGGACGCCCAGTTCCACCAGTATTGGGGCCAGCACTTCATTAAGGACAATTCGGGTGCCATCAAGGCTGTTTATATCTGCACCCAGCAAAACTTTGGTGAACCCTGTGGCGTGTGTGAAGCCATTGCTCAGGGCGCTGCGATGACTTCCGATGAAGATACCCTCAAGGTTCTTAAGGACGCTCGCGCTAGCAACCGAGTCCTCGTCAACGCCCTGTACCTCAAGGGTGGCAAGCACGACGCTCCTGAAACCACCCCCGTTGTCCTCGACCTCCCGCCGTCAGTCTTTGACGCCATTCTGTCCGTGTACCAGACGTACCACGACGAAGGCATCAACGTGTTCGACCTGGAAGCGGGCTACAACTTCCTGATCGAAAAGACCGGTACCGGTATGAACACCGAATACAAGGTGTCGCCGATGCCGAAGTCAACGAAGGTTGATAAGGCTGTGCTCACGAAGGCGAAGAACCTGACTGAGTGGGCGCGTCAGGAATCCGAAGAAGGCAAGAACAAGGCGATCACTTCGGTGAAGGTCCTGTCTGGTCAGCCGATGGGTGCTCCTGTTGGTACTGCTGCGCGTCTTGCTGGACCGGCTCGTGAAGAATCCAAGCTGGCTCGTGTCAACCCGGATGACGTGATCGACGCCGACTTCGTGGATATGGGAATCAAGGGCGGTAACGACGGTCTTGACGACTTCCTGGATTCGCTGGCGTAAGTTACATCCCCGGTTCGCGGCTCCGGACAAACAAAAGCCGCTTCACTAATCTGAGGATAATTCCATGAATGAAGAAACTGGCAGCGAGCTTGAACCGGCTCCGCTGAAAGGCAAGGCTTTGCTTGATGCTCTGTTCCTGCGTGCGGCTATTGGCAACATCAGGATTTTCAATCGCAAGCACGGTAAGCACCACGTCGCTCGGTCGCAACGCGCCCAGGCTCGCATCGGTGCCCGTCAGCGTAAGCGCCGGGGTGCCTAATGCGAGTCCTACTCATCGACGGCAATAACTTCCTCTTTGCGGCACAACACAATGGCACGAAGCTATCGGCTGGGTCGCAGGAAACTACAGCCGTCCATGGGTTTCTAGGCTCGCTGCGCAATGTGGTTGAACGCTTCCCAGGGTCGATTCCGGTCGTACTCTGGGATGCGTCACCATCTTGGCGCTTTGACTTGTATGCGGACTATAAGGGCAACCGCGACAAGAACCCTGCATTGGTTAAAGTAAAAGAGGCCCTACGAACACAACGCCCAATCGTTAAGGATGTCCTTACGCATATGGGCGTACGTCAGTATTCCATCCCAAACCAAGAAGCCGATGATCTTGCTGGCGATTTGTCCCGCAAGTTTGCATCCGGTGGTCACGAAGTAATCCTGGTTACACGCGATGGCGACTGGCAACAACTCGTCAACGATAAGGTTTATTGGTATGACCACAAGAACGACAAGATCATCCACCCAGGAAACTTCCACGCGGAAACGGGTTATCTGGATACGACCCGGTTTGTCCATGCGAAAGCGATTCATGGTGACGCTTCGGACAATATCCCTGGCGTTGGTGGACTCGGTGAAGGCGCGGCGAAACTGATCCTAAATGACTTCAACAGCCTCAATCACCTGCACTTCGATTGGTTGACCGGGTTGGATGTCACAATCGGTAAAGGTCATCCTTGGTCGAGGTACAAAAAGAAAATCCAGGCTGCGTTTGATGATTACAGGTTGTGGGAAAAATACAATCTGAACCTCAAGCTGATGACACTGGATCGCGAATACACGAAAGACCAGTACCGTAGTCCCAGCCGGTACGATGAAGCAGCCTTGAAAGGGCTACTGGGGCGATTAGGCTTTCATCAGATTCTCCATAAGTATGAACGCTGGTTTGAGCCGCTAAAAAGAGGAATTGTGGAATGAATGATGTAGATAAAATCCTAGCAGAAGCGTTAGGTGCGAATGACGATCAGCAGGAAGTAACCATGTGGGTAGATACGGGTTACGCCCCGCTCAACAAGGCGGTCAGTGGTGATTACAACAAGGGTCTGCCTGTCGGTCGTATGATCGAAATGTTCGGGCCGCCTTCGTGTGGTAAGACCGCAATCGCGACCGAAGCGATGATTTCGGCGCAGCGTGCCGGTGGCGTTGCTGCGTTTATGGATCACGAAAACTCCTTCGACGTTGGCTTGGCTCAGGACCTTGGTCTTGATCCTACTACGCGCTGGGTGTTCAAGCGTCCAGAAACCTTTGAGCAGGCGTTGAACATGACGGTCAAGCTGGGCGCTACCCTTCGTGGATACGACCCAGAAACCGGCAAGCGCGTGCGCAAGACTGGTCTGATTCCTGACAATGCGCCTATCGTTGTGGTCTTTGACTCGCTGGCTTCGATGGTCCCGCAGTCCAAAATGTACGACAACAAGGGCAAGGTTAAGTCGTCAGAGGATTACTCCATGCACGACAACACGGCGCTGGCTCGTGCCACGTCGTCAGCCTTCCCGGCGCTTGCGCAACTTGCGGCTAAGTATGAAATGTGCCTGATCTTCCTGAACCAGGTTCGTACGAAGCCAGGCGTCATGTACGGCGATCCGACGACGACGCCTGGCGGTGGTGCGCCTGAGTTCTATTCCTCAGTCCGTATCGGCTTGCGCCGTGAAATGATTAAGGATAAAGACAAGAATATCCTTGGTCAGACCATTAACGCCAACGTCGTCAAGAACAAGGTGTCGCCACCGTTCAAGCGTGCGTCCTGGAACTTCATGTTCCGTGCAGATGGCACAGGCTACTTCGACGTTGACGGTTCGCTGGTCGAATTGCTCGCGGACAGTGGTGTATTGAAGCGTGACGGTAATGGCTATATCTGGACCGACGGCAAGAAATACATGAAGCCAGCCCTCAAGGAAAAGATTGAGGCTGAAAATCTGCGGCCCGAACTGATGCGCCTGCTGCAAGGCACCAGCATTGGTGATGAAACAGGTATGGTAGACTTCGTGGGTACAGACGAGGAGTAAACCATGAAACCTGTATTGGTAATTAGCGACACCCACTATCACAACTTTAGCCAGTATTCCGAGATTGGCCCTAACGGCTTAAACAGCAGGTTAGGTGACATTATTCGGGCCACACTGGAAGCAGCAAAGGAACTAAAGCGTCGGGGCGGTCGTGTAATTGTCCACTGCGGTGATGTTTTCCACGTACGGGGCTCCTTAGCCCCGTCCGTGTTAAACCCGGTCGTTAAGCTG